CATCTTTGTTTGTAGGTTTAGGTCCGGTACTTGGTCTACCCATAGAAGTCATAGTAGGTCCACTAGGTCCTTTACGCCTTTCTGGTTTATTAGCATCAGGTTTATTAGCATTAGGTTTATTAACTTGGCTCATGTTAGGTCCTACTTTAGACCCGTCTGAGTTGTCAGTTCTAGAAGCAATGTTACCACCTTTAGGCTCTACATACTTAGGAGCTGTTCTTTGTGATCCACCATTACCTTTAGTAGAAGCTGATTTAGTAGGAGCTGACTTACTACCACTATTTCTACCTGCTAAATACCCTGCACCTGCACCTGCACCTGCAATACCTACAACAGATTTTTTAGCCTTATTAAAATCAAGTTGTCTAGGCTGAACTTTAGCTTTACCTTTATCTTTCATTGGAGCGTTAGAACCGCCGGTGTTAGCTTTGTTAGTATTAGTAGCTTTATTTTGTGCTGAAGGCTTAGCTTTAGGCTTAGCTTTAGGCTTAGCTTTAGGCTTATTTAAATTATTACGAGCTTGGGTTTCTTTTAACGCTTTCTTCTGTTCCGCGTTCATCCCATTTGATTTAGCTTTAGGCTTAGTTTTTTTCTTAGGAGCACCGTCCCCAAAACTTTTTGCTTTTTTCTTTACGTAGTTCTTAGCGTCCTTAATTCTTTTTAATATTTCTGATGCTTTTGACATTCTAGTTCTCCTTAGACCATGCGACCACGTGTGTGGCCCTGAGTTATAATACCATCAGCTCGTTTAGATGCGGAACCTTTAACTGCTCCACCTTTTTTCATAGCTTTAGGTTTAACATTTTTAGAGCCCGTTTTGTATTCATTTTTTCTTTTTTCTTCCATGTCATAAACTCTTCCATAACCTGAAACAAAATCTTTTTTCATTTTATTTTTCGCACCCATTCTCGCTGATGTCATTGCACTTATATTTTTCTCAGGCCCTGTTGATTTTTTAACTTCATTTTTAACTTTATTAAATAACACAGTACTTTTATCCGTACTTTTACCTTTTTTAACCTTACCCCCTTCTTTCATGCCACCCATAGCCGCTTGTTGTCTTTGAGCTTCCATTGCCATTTTCATTCTGGGGTCCATTGCTTGAGCACCAGCCATTCCTGCCATACCCGGAGCTGTCATACCACCGCCCATCATTTTCTTAACTTTCTTCATGTCTTTCTCCTTAGTGAATTCTTTTCCTACTGTTTGTTTAACCCCTACCTTTTTAGCAAACTCTGGGTTATTAGCCACCGCTTGCATAAACTTTTTTTGCTTCTTACTTTTTGCGGGCATCGTTAATTGCCTTTTTAGTTTTTGCTACCCGTCTTTTCTCTACTATCTTTTGCACAGTAGGAGTTTCCCATATGCGAATACCAAGCCATACAATAGTGAAAAGTGAAGCTATATGAGGTAACCACGAAAGCAGTGATCCTATAGCGGTAAAGATAGACGTGGCGTCTAATAATTGTTTTGTCGATTCATCCATTTTTAACATTTCCATCGTTTACGTGCTTGTCTTAATCTTGAATTAGGGTCTTTAGCTGCTTTAGGAAAGTCTTTCATTTGCCCTGCACTTCTTGCACAAAATGACTTGCGTCGCTTTGCATCTTTAGAGCCAGCTTTGACTTTTCCTGTTACGGCGGTTTTTAACTTGCTGCCCGGATTAGCTTTACGATAGGCTTTTACTCCTTTCGTTGTCATACCCGCGCCGGATTTAGTCTTTCTAAAATTACCAGACTTAACCGAAGTTTTAATCCCCATTCCTCTTTTTTTCGCGTCTGCCACTATACACAGTCCTGTTGAGCTTCAAACCAACGCTTCAATTCTTCTAAACGTTGTTGCATTGACTTGGAGGGCTCAGGTTCCATAACTTATCCGCAGAACAATGTGTAGTCTGTAAGATTAGTTGGTACTACAACTGCATAGTCATTGTTTTGTCTAGCAGTTAAAATACCATTACCAGCTAATAGTAAGTCTTGAACTAATGTAGCTCCCGCAGGAGTTGATACATCAAAGACGGTATTATTACCGGTGGTAAGACCATTTATATTAACTTTTAAACTTCCCGCAGACGCACTACATAATACATAGAAGGCCTTAATGCGGGTTCTAGGTAGCGCTACATCGCCTGTAGTGCCTATACTAACGTCCCCTGCTGATGCGCCACTAGCTACAATACTAATGTCTGATGCCCAATAGTTTGTAGAGGCAGCAGTCGTTGCGTTTGCGCCAGTAATAACTTCAACTGCGGGTACATGACTTGTTAAGTTGCCCACTTTTGTGCCTGTGACAGTGAAAGTAATTCCTGTATCATCACCGGCGGAAGTAATAAGTATCTTATATCCAACGCCGTTAGGACCCGCGTCTGTTGTTAACAGTGTAATAGCACCAGCACCTGCAATAGAATCAGCCGCTCTATAGAACGTAGCACTTACGGAGGGGTTTACTGCCCAAATATCTCCTTGCATATCGTTCTCCTATTAAGCAGTACGGGTTATTGTATAAGCAGTAGCGCTACTAAATAATAAAGTATACCGAGCCATACCTGTAACGCCGAAGGCAATAGTTAAATCACCGAAAGAGGCTGCAGTAGTAGTAGCAGCGTCTGACATAATTGCGTTAACTCCAACTACCATTGTTACGAGCGATGCACCGCCTGTGTTATCAACTACTAATTCAAAAACTGTTCCTGCAGTTGCTTGTAATTCAGCGCCTAAAAGAGTTCCAGTTGGAAATGTAATACTTGTAGCTGCTGCGGATGTTGAATCAATATAACCTGTGGCTACTTGTGCCGCAGTTGCTACTGCAGTTGCATTAATTGATGAGGCTGTTGCGTGGTCTGTGATAAAGCCGTTTTGGGACACGACTGGTCCTGAAAATGTGGTTCTAGACATTTGAATTTCTCCATACAAAGTTAAGCTTATCTGTCGTGTATGCGTCTGCTGGGGCAGTCATGATAAGCTGGTTTTACCCAGATAATTAATGGTACACGGTTTTACATTATTATACAACAAAAAAGGGACCGAAGCCCCTTAGTGTTGGTTCTTTTAAAATATTATCTCTTTTAAACGGCTCAGGCTGTTTCCAAGCCACCGGACCGGATAGATAATAAGTTTTAATGGAAAGCGTTAAATGCTCCCCGTTAAACAATTATATCACTTACTTGTTCATTATATACATAGTTACTTCAAAACCAAATCTCATTTCTGTTGCTGATGGTGTTGTCCACATAATAGAATCTCCTTAAGTTAGATTTCAGCATGAAGCTGATAAGAGAATTATATCTATCTATTTAGTTTGTGCCCTAAGCATATTCATGAGTTTTAGATAAAGAAAAACCCAGCTGAGAGGTGCCGGGTTTTTCAGGAGGATAGCGCTCAGAACTATGAAAACTAAGCGCTAGAGAGTAGCAAGTTATGCACCTGCTGAACCCCACATACCTAATGGATCAGACCAACCGAATGAATATCTTTCACGGGCTTTGTAACGTACATTGCCAGTATCAAAATCTCCGTCCATAGAAGTAGTAAGCGGTGTTCTTTCGAAATGCTTCATACCGTTAGGAACGTCAGTTGTTAGGAAATAAGCGTCACCGTCTGTTAAGAAGTGATTTACTGTATAACCTTCTGGAATTGCACCATTAGTTCTTAATGCGTTGATGTCATTATCTGCAGTAGCTACACGAAGCTCTGTATCTAATAGACGAGTTGCAACGAACTGAAGTGCTGGTGGAATAACTAACTTACGTGGTTTAGACGCAATTAGTAAGCCACGCTCATCGGTCCATGCTGCGATTTGAATAACTGCATTTTCCAATGCTGTTTCGTTCAAGTCTGTAGCAACACCTTGTGTATTACTGTTAACACCACCTGATACTAATGGATGGCTTGCGTTAAACAATGATACACCGTCACCACCTGCAAAGCCGGCATTGAAGCCGTTGTTAAGAACGTTAGCCGCTCTAACTTGCTTAGTGTTAGCCATTGATCGTGCAAGTGCTTTAGTATAACGAGCTGACAATGAATCATATAGATTATCCTCAACTGCTTCTTCAGTTAAACTGAATCCTAAAGCAATAGTCACGTGGTTGTAACGTGCTGTAAAAGCTTCTTGTGCGTTATCATACGCAATTGCTGCTCCCTCAGATTTCAGAGGTGCTGCAGCGAAGCCAGCTAGTTTTGTTTCTTCTTCGAAAGAACGGTCTGAAGATTCAGTTTCGTAAATCTCTTTATGCTCTTCGCCATAACGTGCATACTCTAAACCGAATAGCGCGTTAAGTCCTGGTAATAGCTCCTTTAGGAGCTGGGCTCTTGAAATTGCCATGTTTTATTCTCCTAAAATTAATCGCCTACACCAGTAGGGTTAGTATATGAATGTGCTACAGGATTAAACTTAACGAGTAAGTCTGTAAACGCATCGCCCACGGTTGAAGTTGGTGAATCTACAAAATCAACAATTCGTAATGCAATACCGTCAGTAGCTGCATAAGTAGCATCTGCTGCAATATCAGAATTACCGTTTACTGTTGATCCTGTTGTACCAGATTGCACTTCAGCTAAAGGTACATTACCACCTAAACCTGTTTGTGCAACTGCTGCATCAGCTTGAACCATAAATACTACATCAGGATCGTCAACAACGTATGCTTTCGCATCTGCTGCTACTGTGCTTGCTGGCCAATACTGATTAAATGTTAATACACTTGTGACTGGATCTGAATATGTACATCCTACAAATACACCAATTGTACCTGCGTCAAAAGGATCAGCGGCTGAACCAATGCTAGGCATTAGTTGTATTGTTCCGTCTGTTCCAATTTGAACGATAGTACCGTTGTAAAGATTTGTAGCGTATCCAGAAGCAATCGATAGTAAGCGTGTAGAACCCGCATATGGGGTACCGCCTACATGGTTTACCGCTTTAAGTCCGTAAGGACTAGCTGTTGAAGCCATGATTGTTTCTCCTAATTATTTTTACTTATTTCCCTTACCAAACGATCGACCATTTTCCTGACCTTCAGCAAACTTAGGCATACGTGGATCATTTTGATTCAAATATGATGAGTCTACTGCTTCAGTTTGAGCACGTGTTTTTTCATTTACATACGCTCGTCTTTGGTCCATCAACTCGGAAGGGGCTTTACATAGTAATAAACCACCAATTTCAACACCTTCTTGGTACTGAGAGTTAGGGTTTCTATGTATTAATATCTCTGGGTGATCCGCATGCCGCACCGGTTCCCAGCCTTCACGCATTTTTGAAGAGACGTTCATGTTATCGGGTTCATTAAGTAAGGAAATCCTAATCCATCGATAGTCAAAACCTGGCTGCTGTTTAAATTCGGGCAGTAATGATGCAGGTTGCCACTTCTTTACTTTTAGGCTTTCTTCTCTTACTTCTAAATCTCGGTCAGTTCTTTTGATAACTTTATCCATTTGCGTTCTCCAATTTTATCATTTCTCTTGCATATTGTTCCGGAGTTAACTTAAGCTTCTTAGCAAAAGCAACTTGTGTTTTAGACAAACGTACTTTTCTAGGCGCGGTACTACGCGAGGCCGGAGCAACTACATTCGAAGGTTTGCGTTGGGCGGGTCTTCCCGGTTCCAACGAAGTTTCCACGAGATCAATTTCAAAGTTCTCGGGGAATCGTTTTTGCATCGTTTCGTCTATACGAAGGTAGTATTCTTCAGAAGTAGGTTGTATTCCACTCCTGACTAATCTTTCGTGAACTCCTAAAGCTAAAGATGTCATTTCTTCGTCTTTACCAAACCATTGGTTTTTGGCCTGCCAAGCCTGAGCTTTGGCATCTGGTTGGGGTGCTCTAGGTCGAGTCACTTCTTGTGGTGACTGTACACTATTTTGAGGTGTTTGTGAAGCCTTATATTGTGGCTTCAAGTTACTAGCTTGTGACAATTTATATTGAGCACTGTTCATTAAAGCTTGAGCCTCAACAATTTTATCTGTATCTCCAGAATCATAAGCTTCTCGATAATCGCGCTTAGCTAAAGCAAGTTCTTTTTCAGCAGAGCCTATTAATGTTTTAAGGTAATCTTCTTCACCTGAACTTAATGTGGTCTGAAGCTTTTGGTTTTGCTGATACACCTTTTGTGCATAAGCAATGGCTTCTTCCTTTTCCCTACCTGCTTCTTCTTTAGCACGACGTTCATCATGATAAACTTTTTTAAGCTGAGCCATCCTTTGTTTAACGCGGTCCGAATAGTCTTCTAGATTATCCTCTTCAAGTTCCTTAACTATTTTTTCTGGTAAAGGTTCTTTGTTCCTATCTTCAGGAGGGGTATCGTCTTCCTCTTCAATTTCTAACTCCATTTCTTCTTGCTTAGGTGCTTGTTGTACTCGCTCTACATCAGCAGTAGACTTTGTACCTTTAGTCTCTTTTTTACCTTCGTCTAAATCTACTTCTAATTCATCACCTTCCATTTCTAGTTCATCAGGCATTTCATTAATTATTTCAGCCATGCTATTCTCCTATGCGCGTTCGTAGCCACGAGGGTCATCGACCACTGCTTCTACGGTATCGTCGTTTATAATGCGGAATTCTTTTCCGTGAATTTTGATTCTAGTCCCTGCGTAAGCACGTGTGATAACGAAGTCACCTTCTTGACACCAAGCGCCTGTAGGGAAACGAGCTTCGTCTTTATAACAAAGATCACCTAACTGCATAACAAATAAAACAACTGTAGAATGTTCCTCTATATATTTGGCAGAATCGGATTTAATTAAGCCACTTTCATAAGCTTCTTCTGCTTCAGGTACCATACATAAAATACGATAGCCTTTAACGTCAGGAAGTTGAGCTGCTGCTTTCGCTATAGCCTCTTCTTCAGTTAGCTTAACGCCTTCTTTAGTGGATGTGTTTTTTGTTTTAATAGGAGCTCCTGAAATGGAGACTATTTTTTTGTCTGGAGTTGCGATGGTGTTATTCATTTTTTCACCACGCTGTCCGTTGGGCTGCTATCAAAATTTTCTTCTTCGTGTTCATGCGTACGAATAGCTTCTGAAATCATATTTTGTATTATTAGATATCCCCGAACTTCGCCGCACGCGTGTTGGTAACCACCAAAATCTTTAGCAGTTCCTGCACCCATACTTTCTAATAACTCTTTGCGTCTTTCTTCTATCCGGGTTGATAGAAGCATAAGCGTTTCTTTCATGATGTTCCTTTCGTTTAGTTGATGTTATCGTCCTTGAGTTTTGTTTCTTTTACCTTAGTTGTATTACGCAACTGAGATTCTTTTTCGCGGAGGTTAATATCTTTTTGTTTATTAACAGCTGCCGCGCCTAATTTTGCACCTTCTAATACTTCTTTAGTATTTATTTGTTTCTGCTCCATCTCTGCTTTAGCACCTATTTGAGCCCCAGCAATCTCTTTCTGTGTTTCCATTCTAGCTTGTTCTAACATCACATCTTTTTGTGCGCTAACAGTAGCTTTATCAATTTCAAATTTAAGCTTGGCTTTGTCTAGCTCTATATCAGCCATAGTTTTTTGAGCTTTAACTTTCGCTTCTTCTTGTTTAATTTGTAGTTCAGCTTTTTGCATTTGTAAGATAGGATCTTGCGCTTGCTGTTGAGCTTTTTCTTGTTGAGCCTCAGCAGTATTAGACTGTAATAATTTCTCTGCTGCTGGAGCAGTAAGCCTAGCTACTTCATTCTCAACATCAACAGGTAATGCTTCATCACTTGGAGGTAACGGTACACCGAGTTGTTTCTCAATTTCTATTCGGTACTGGAAGGCAATGTGTTCTGCAACATGAGCTTCCATAGCTGACTGTATCATCCCTGCTTTCTGGCTTTGGCCAACAAGTTGTCTAATTTTAGGATCATTAGCAAACGCTAAGTGAACCACCATATGTGCTTCATGATCTTGGTCAAGGAATGCTTTAACCGGTTTACCATTAATAATGTTCATGTTTTCTGATACTGGATCTACCTGCTTAACATCTTCTTTATTAGGGATAAGCTTATTAATATTTTTAACACCTAACACTTCAAGCATCTGACGATTAAGTTCAGGTAAGTCATAGATATCCGGGTTCTGCTGTGCCATTTGCATAACAGCTTGATACTGCACAACCTTCTGTGCCATCGTTGCAGCATTAGGATCAGCTACTGGAATAAGGTTAACTTTATTGTAGTCGTCTTGTTTAGCGCCGGGAGTGCCTGTAGCCGGATCATAGCGGTAATTAGGGTCGGTGTAGTCTCTAATAATATTTTTAAGTAGACCAAACTCTTTCTTCATTGAGTAATAGATACGCGCATTGACTGCGGACATAACTTTTAGTGTTCTCTCTAAGATAGCAAGAGTAGAACCTACGGGAGAGTTAGCTGACATATCCGATACTTTCATATCTGCAGCAGAAGCAAAGCGTCGTCCTTCTTCAATAATTTTATCCATCAAACCTGCAAGTACTTGGCTAGGCTCTTTGTATGGTAATGGCATCAAATTGTCACGGATAGTTCCTGATGGTGCATCCACATCACGCCACTCAGCTGGTCCAATTGGTGTATCATCACCTTTAATACGTAAGCCTCTGGCTTTAAAACCACCTGGAAGATTAGATAATGTCCCTGCGTCTACTAACTGTCTTAGTAACATGGTTCCTGATTTTGAGAAACCCCCAATTAAATGGATCAGACCAAAACAATAAAAACCAAATCCTGGGATGTATCCATAATGAACAAAATGTTCACGGCGTTTTTGTTGCTCATCAAACTGATTCCAATTACGTCTAACAGATAATATCTCAGAAGTACCTTTATCTATCGTTACAATATAAGGTAATGCAATGCCGGTTTTTTCTCCATCGTCTTCATCCTCAAAACCTTCTAAGTCAAGGTTAACATTCATCTCTAATATTTTATATCGGTCATCGTTGGTAGCATCGAAGCCCATTTGTTCTGCAATCTTTTTCTCTACTTCATCTAAATCATAGTCAGGATCTCCGAGTTCTATGTCACGGTAAAAACCCATCTGTTGTAACTTGTATACTTCTTGTTTAGTCTTGCGCATGACATGAGTAATACGCTCAGCTGTTTCTAAGTTAGATGCGCCATAAGGAACCACAATATCTTCAGCAGGGACAAATAGTGATACTTGACGTTCTAATGTTGGATCATAATAAACTTTCTTAAATGCATTGCCTGATAAACCAAGACCCCATAGCATTCTTTCATGTTCAGGACGATACTCAGGCATCATATCCATCAACTGGTAGTTCATGTTTTCTTGTACTCGCGCAGCAGCTTCTAAACACTCAGGTGTTTCTTTACCAATAATAGATGTCTTCACTGGGCCTGCAGCAGGAAAGGTTTCCATCATGGTTTCAGCTTGGAATTTGACAAGTGCTTCGGAGAGTAGTGGGTGATAGACAGCACATGCGCCTTCCCACGGTTCGGACCTTTCTTCTATTTTAAGTCCTAATAGTTCTAAGCCATCAACATAAGTTTCTAGCCAGTCTTTTCTTGAGTTTACATCATTACTAAAATCTTCTAATAAGTCAGAGGATAATTCTGCCATGTATTGCTCAGACAGTTCTTCCGCTAAGTTTTGACTAAACTCCTCGTCTTCCATAGCATCGGGATCAATGATTAATGTAGTACCACCAGCAGTGATTGTCACACTCTCTGGGTCTTCTATCTCAATCTCAATAGCCTCTTCGTTTTCAGCCATTTCCTCTAAGCCCATTGGAGCTGCATATAACCCTTTATCTACGTCTGCCATAACTATTCCCTAAATTAATTCGGTAATTATACTGCATAAAGGCGTTTTTGACCACGACCTTTAAACATCTGTATATCATCTTCCTCATCACTTGGCAAGCGAATAAACCCACCCTGCCTAAATCTTGCTAGTGCTAGTGTTGTCGAGTCAACCAAATCATCGTTGGCTCCTGATGGAAAGTCATTACATTCTTCTATTACTTCGTGAGCCCATCGTTTATCTGGTGCCCATACTACTCCTCCAGCGAACAAGTCCGATACTGCATTTACCCTGCTTACCTTGTCTTGGCCTTTCCCCGGGGTGAACTCACCCACTGGAATACCCATTCTTCTAAACTCTTGGTAAAGCGCAGCACCGTTGGACTTCTTCTCAACAATAAATGCATCCGGTTCCCAATCGCGATATTCTTCGATGCAGAGTTGCTTTAACTCTGGGAATTCTAGTCGTTGCTTTATTGCATTCAGTAATATTATATTATAGTTATTAACATCTTCGTTAAAAAAGACTCCCCAAGTCGTTAATGCGTTGTAATCGGCTCTATTATTAGCTTCTTGCGCAGCATCTAAGGTCATAATAATAAATTCACAAGCAGGTGGGTCTTCTTCTTCCCATATATTCCACCATTCCCGTTTGATTAGTGCGCCTTCTTCAGATACCGGGTTTTGTAGGTACTGAGCGTTCCAATATCGTATGTCAAGTGCTGCACGTCGGGCTTGTAGCTCCTCAATACTCCAGAACTCAGGCCATAACGGGACTTCATTACCCATTTTATCTTCTAAAATAGCAGGAAACTCCACTACTTCCCACTGATCTACGTCGTCATTCTTAATCATTTGGTTAACTATCTGTCCTGTCAAGTCTAATTTAGACCATCGTGTATTATGGCTTATTAACCCGTTGGCTATAAAGTTTTCTGTTCTATCTATTTGTACATCAAAGACTTCTTCTTTTCCAGCATAAGTAATGCTCTCAATTTTGTCCGTTATGAAATCTGAGGTATTTTGCAATGGCTTCTGCTGTAGAGGGTTTTTTTGCATATCCGGCGGCGAGGTTGCAGTCATTGCATAAAAGGGCTCTAACTTTTCCTGTATCGTGGTCGTGGTCAACACATAATTTGTTACTCCAGTGGCTGCGAGTGTTTTGTTCAGAAGGCGGTTGATTACAGATAGCGCATACCCCGTTTTGTTTTTGAAGTAGTTTATTATAGTCGTCTTGGTCAATGCCATATCTACTTTTAAGTCTGTTTGACCTCCTTGCCTCAGCATTATAGGATGCTGTTCTGTGCCCAGCCGCCCACCTATTTTTGTTATAGTGGCTCTTGCACAGTCCTTTAATAGCGGCTGACCGCTTACATTCGGGGTGAGTGCAAGTTTTGTTTTTCCACTTTCCATGATGCCCTTGTGGGTGATATGGGATGTCGGGGTGTTTTTTGTGATAGCTTCTTTTTGCTTGGCAGGCTCCGCACAGGTCTGGTTTATTTTGTGACCTCGCTGGTCTACCGCATCCTTCGTTACTACAAGAGGCATGCCCACTTTTAGATTCTTTAGTCTTATCCATTTATGTTCTCCATCTACATTAACAAGAAGCGGGTGTCTCTCGTTTGCACGGACCATTATACCAGATTGTGTTTTCACTGTATATACCGTGTCAACACCATTTGACTTATGGTTTAGTACAGATGAAGAAGCTATTTTCCCATCTTCATATGTAGCGACCTCATCACCCCTTCTTATACTCCGCAGTTCTTTATTAGAACCGTCCGCCATTAAGACTTTAGTATCGCCGGCCATACACATAACTACAACAATAGCTCCACCCGGCATAAGCCTTTGAAGTGGTCCAGATTGGAACCATTCCCATGCTGGGAGAAATACACTTGCTTTTCCTAGTTTTGCGTCCTGTTCAGAGTGAGGATCATCAATTATGAAAAGATCGGCACCCCGACCAGCCAAAGCGCCACCCACACCAATAGCAAAATACTCACCATCCTTGTTCGTTCCCCAGCGAGAAGCCGACTTACTATCCGCTTGCAGGCTAATCTCAGGGAAGATGTCCTTATACGCGTCTGAACCCACCAGATTTCGGACTCGACGACCAAAATTGACCGCGAGATCAGCCGTATGAGATGCCATAATGACCTTCTTAGCGGGATGGTTACCAAGGAACCAAGCCGGAGCGAGGTAACTGATGAGTTCCGACTTGCCATGTCGAGGTGCAATATTGACAATAACTCTCTTTCTTTTGCCTTGAGCGATTTCCTCAAATAACTTAGCCAGCCGTGCATGATGTGCTCCTACTTTGTAGTCTGGGTAGACATGTTTAATAAAATCAAGGAAGTTAGCCTTGCCTTTTTTCTGGGTTACTTCTTTCTGATACTGTTTTAATAACAATAAACTTTTTTGTCTATCTCTCTCAGACATATCAGGTAATGATTTCTGTAGTACCTCTAAGTCATCATGACTAATCATTATCTATAATCTCATGCTCGCCTTCAACGATGCTACCTTTAAGTTGTTCTATGGTTGCCATCAGTTCTCTTTCTAAATCGTCTCCAGATTTAGTAATATGGGTAATCTCGGTTTTCTTCTTAAATGCATCCACTCCATCAATCTCTCCTATTGCACGAAGGGCCGCTAGTTTATCTCTATCATTCTTGGCCATGGCTGCCAGCTGCACAAAGTTATTCACCACGAATAGTTTAAGATCCGCTAATTCTTCTACAATCATGCAATTGGTTTGACCTACTAAACCGGCAAGGAATGCCATTGTTTCGTTGGGGTATTGCCCAAACTCCGGTTTAATCTTTTTGTTTGTCATCATTTCACGAGCAAGTTCTTTGGCTTGTTCTTGATGTTCGTAGGAGGGTTCTATGTTTTCCCCATTGATGTCAGAAATCGTTTTAATCGTGTGGCTGCGTATATATATCTCTTCTTCAGGGGTCATGTCCGGAATAATTTTTTTACGCGCGTTAGGTAGCTCTACGTCGCTCTCAATGGCAGGCATAACGATGGCAGGCTCAAATAGATCAGATTCTTCAGACGGAGATAGTTTTGGTACTTTTAGTTTACTCATGTGTCGCTGTTACACCTTTGATAAATTAATTGCAGCTATAAGGTGAGAGTATAACTAAGTTACCATAGATTGGCAATACGTATAAATAAGTGCCAGAAAGAAAGTAAGTTCAATTAAGTTCATACCCACATTGTAGTGGGTTTTGTATTGGCATGAGGTAGTGGGAATCATTCGCATATATAAGTATTGTTTTTTACTAAGTTTTCTTTAGCAGAAATAACTTGCAGGTTAGAAGGTACATGTAGTCCGGATACTAACTTACCTCTCAAAGGAATAATGTGATCGACGTGGTACTTAACTCCGGTTGCTAACGTTTTTCTTGTAGCTTGTGCATAGAGTTTTTTCATTGCCTTAATGTCTTTAGGCGTTATCCATTTAGGTATGCGGTTTATTTTGTAGGCTCTGTGTCTAGCGTGACTAGCTTTTATTTTTTCTGGGTATCTCTTCCGGTATGCTTTCCGTAACTCTCGTCGTCTTTCGGGGATTTTTTGCTGGTGTTGTTGTGTATGTATTCTGTTGCATTCTACGCAAGTGTAGTTGTGTGTACACCTTAAACCCTTATGACCATATTTACATGGCCCTCCTAGGTACCTGATGTCCCCTGCAGCTAGTGCTTCTTTTCGAGAAGTTTTATATTGCATGCAAAGTAGTCTACCAGTTTTTGAGAATTTTTTGCAAAATATTTTTTTGCCTGTGGATAACTTTTGGTACCGGGGGTATACGTAAAGTAAGGGGGTACCCCTCCCTGTATTGGCATATGTGGTTGGTGATTTACGCGGATCAGTATGTATATAGATATATTTTATACTTGTTTCCAAAATTGGTGGGTGGGTACGGGGTGGAGTCAAGCTTAGGTCAAATAGGGGTGCTCCAGATCCCGGGCGCACCAAGGGATTCCAAGGGGGTTGTATAATATGTAAAGTTATGCATAATAGATCTATGGTACTACATCGTACTGATACATTTGGAGATACACAATGACTACAATACCAAAAAGCTTTGCAGGACTACATGTAGGAACTAAGTCTGAATCAGTATCGAATAGATTTACAGGTGAGGCTGTAGAACTAGAACCCGTGGCAGTTGCGATGTACGATGCCATCATAGGGGCTGAATCCTTGGAGATGTATTCCATGATGCAAGATGGACTATCATGGTTCCGTGAGTATTATCCCTCAGAATTCATGGTACTTCTCGACTAACTATCTAACTAAGGGTTGGGGGTGAAAGCCCCCTTCAATAACTATGAAAAATAAACATAAAGCAAAGATTGATGAATCAAGAGCTGTCAATCCATTAATGGATTATTTCTTGAACCCTCATTTTGAGAAAGTAGCTACTGAAAAAGAAAAGAATTTTATTAAAAATCATTTTGAATTTATAACAATTAAATAAGGGGACTTAATAATGAATAGAAAACAGTACAGCCAGAATGATTTAGAGAATGTTGCCGCTTATGTTAGAAAAGAATGTAACGGTGCGGCGCTTATATTAGGTACAATGGTAACTATAATTACATTGGCCATTGGTTTTATTATAGGCGTATATGTATAACGAACACCTCCAAGTGGGTAGCTCAGATGCTTTATTGATCTGGGCTATTTTTTTATTTTTTGAGGGGAAGAACTGGTATCAAAGTCTATCG